AGAAAACAAGGAAGAGGTTGAACAGAGTCGCCGCGACCCACCTTTCCAATCCCGCCTGGTAACACCAGGTCTAAGTCGGTTATACCGACAGAGGAAAAGAAAGAGTGGCCCTTTCCTAGGTCTACCCACACAGCTAGTACCCCCCGTGAAGCCCTAAGGCAACCGGATAAAGTACCCTGTGTGGCCCCTAGGTGGACCGCGCACTCTTACTTCCAACATTTCTCGTATCTCTCCTCACTCGGTGAACATGCACATCACCACTTCAGGTGGGGGTTTCAAGCCCTCACCCTGCCCTTAGGGGCTTAAGGCCATCCGTTGTGGCCCGGCCAGTTATTGCCGAGAGTAGTTCTGACTCAACCCGTAGTTTAACGACTTCAGCAGTCGGCTAATTTAGCGGTGGATCGCCTCGTGAGTAATTCGTTGCTCACCGGAATAGAACCTCTTCAACGGAGTAGTTTTCTGACATGCTCTGGTCTGGAACCAATACTGGCATACCTACCTTGGGGTAGGTACCCGTCCCCCATATAGGACGGTTGAAGACTTCGGGTCTTCTAAAGGAGTGTTTAATACAGAGCTGGCTCTCGGCGATACGGGGTCAGTCGACTGTGGTTACCTTTCCCCCCCGTGGGAGGGACCACATGTCGGTGATTAATCGTAAAGCTGTCACAGAGTTAGTCTAGATCAGGATCGCGCAAGGCGTCCCCAACCTGACCCGCAGGTGATCTGATTGCACCAAAAACACTTTCCACACTTGTGCTGGTCTCCATACTGACCTCACACGTGTAGTATGAGAACCGTTTGAACGATTGATGGTTACTCCAATTCCCAGCCTGCAGTCCTGTAACATGACTGCGATTGATGGCTCCCTGGGCGCGCTGATATTCGCGCTCCATGGTCTCCACCAATTCCTTTTGGCCGGAAACAGAGTTTCCCTCAGAGTACTGTCCAAACAGATATCCCAGGAACGAGGGTTCGTTCGTAGGGGGGGGTGCATCGTCCCGATGCAAGATTAGAGAATTTCGCGTACCAATAGGCCTGACAGAGAAGGCGTGTGTGGTCCGGACAGTGTCCCAGATCGAGCACTCCCCGTTAAAGGAGTCCCGAAAGAACATACTGTCCCAGACATCGTAGGACTCTCTTGCGAGAGCCCTGCGGTGCCACTTCACCCATTTCTTCTGCTGGACCGAAAGGGTCCGTTGACGCGTCTGACGAAGACCGAGGCCTCCGTCGTCCCGCGGCACGAAAAGTGGTATGAAACCGGGCAGCAAGTTTATGTACTCTTGCCACTCAGACATAAATGTCCCCATCAGAGAGTCAGCCTTATCCAGACTGAACCCCCTGGTCAAGTCGAATGACATGTCTCCAAGAGACATGCAACGGCTTGTACCTTCGATCACGTCGAGTTTCTGACGTATCCGGAGATGTGACCATTCAGGGAACAGGAGTGCACCGTTAATATACGGTACAAACTCGTGCTGAACCCCCATCTGAGTTTCGGTTTCGTGAGGAATGTACATCTCGGTGTTCACAGTAACGAAGTTCGGCGAAAGGAAGTTCTTTCCAACGCTAAACTTAAACGACGCCATGTGTACCGCCTTCTGCCAATGAAGATAATGTCCGTGTGAGGAAATCCCACAAACATCGTCTCCATTGACAAGAAAGTGCGGCCGGTGGATCCAACGGGAGGAAGAGAGATTTCTCTCCCATCTCTCGTCGTCCACCCAACGCATGTCGCCGGGCACCTCGAACCCAGGTGCCGTTACTGCATCAAACCGACCGATCTCGCGGAAATACATGTCATATGAGGCTTGCGTTGCAGCCGCATTGACAATGCACAAAACCAAAAAGGAAAGTGGACTCCCCATCAACTGGCCCCAGGATTGCTTCTGGGTCCCGAGGTTGAGCAGGGCGGCGATACCGCCAAGGTCCTTCTTCCCCTTCTTCTTGTCACCCGCCTCAGTTCTTTGAGGGTAGTGCAAGATGTGGTTTAGTAAAGCATTACTCGCGAAACAGGTAAGGTCTGACAGACGACCGTCGTCCGGGTCCTGGAAGATCGATTCAACGACAGTTCTTGTCCAGTACGGGTCAAGAAGATCGGTGGCGGAAGAGTAATCCCCCGATAAATACTGGTCCAAAATTGGGTCAGCATTCCACCGAATGTCGCTGATATCGTCCTCCGAACACGGCCGGCCAATCAGTCGGAAAACACCAAGTTTTCTCATAATCGTGTGCCAAGGCTTCTGAAGTAGACGAGCGGAATGATAGTTTGATGATGGTCCACAGGTGATCACCCTTGCCTTACATGGCTCGGGCAATGCAATGACCCGACAATGATTCAGTCCAAGGTCCGGAGCACTATCGCCCCGGCCAAAGAACTCAAAATAAGAGTCAGGTCCCGTGTTCATTATACATTCTTCCTCCCAGTCGTCTTCCCAGACACAATCGTCATCCGTCACATGTAGATCTCGTGGTTCCACGAAATTATGGAACCAGCCGAAGGCTCCGCCGTCTTGGCGGGTAGCCTGAGGCTCTACATGTGCTGAGACGCTTGGAATCCGGAATTCAATCTCCTTCAATCCCTCACGCACGATTTTACACACTTGTGCAATTCTCTTTTCAATTGTTGACTTCAACAATCCCTCCTCCATGACACCAAATGGCGACTCGGTCTTCGTAACCTCTGCCGCGTGGTCCTGATAGGATCTTGCGATAAACGCATAATCCACACAGGGGACAATCTTCTTCAAATTATTGATCGTCCATGCCTTCTGAAGGTCCCGTCTTCCGACGAGATTCCTAAGAAAGACATACCCTCCCCCGGAAAGAAACATCCCGGGGACGCGGTGGATGTGGACCTTCTGGTCTACATCCTTCAGTGGGGGCTGTAAGTCCTGATCCGTGGCGAGCGAAAAGAGTGTAGTGGTTTTGTGCTTAAACCACTTCTCAAAATGCCCGCAAAGGTACAACTTCTCGGCGATTGCCTGGAAGTTCTCGTAAACCTGAGGCTTCATCTTGCCTCCGATTAACGAGAGTACCTTCTGAAGACGATGCGTAACTGTCTTCGCACGATCAAGCGCACTAATCTGCCACCCGACCGGGTCACCAACGATCAACTCCTGTACAAATGACGCAGGGCCAGAGTAGCCTAGCGCCAATGAGAGATCGGTGACATCCTGGGACAAGTTCTCACTATCTACAAGTAAGCAAGCGGGGAGAGCGTTCTTCTCCTTCTTGTCCGGGGAGGCCTTGCGGCCTCCCAAACCAACACGAGTTTTTTTGCTCATGCTGGTAATCTGCTATTATTTCTAACGAAG